GTTTATCCATAGCAATATCTGAGGTGAGAGATTACGAATCAAAAGACAACATTGCTGACGGTATATCGCAAGGCGGTTTGAGGCCTGTCGGTGATGCCATCAATCAGAAGTATCAGCCAGCAGTCAAGGAAACGGACGATGATGACATCCCATTTTAAAAGTGCTGATGGCAAGCTGTTATATACAGCAAAGGAAGCGTGTCTTATCCTGTTTGGCACAGATGATAAAACAAAGCTTAACTTGATGTACAGGATGCTCAAGTCAGGAAAGCTAGAGGCAGAGCGTGTTGGTGGCACTTGGTTGATACCACGCAAAGCTCTGGTAGAACTGTATGGACAAGATAATTTGTGATGACTGCGAAAAAGAAGCAGCAAAACAAGTCAAACATGGTTACTTCTGCAAGGACTGTGCAATGCGAGTATTGTGGCAAGACCCACAACGTGATGAGTGGGGAGTGGGTGTACAACGGAAACCAGATCCCTCTATGTCACTCTGGGGTTTCTGATGACTGTTGTTTCACTAAGTACCGTAAAGACAGAGAAATGGAATCAGGCGAGGGATCAAGCTGATGCGTACTATCGCTTCCTTGTTGTCTCTGGCTGGGGTATGTATCGAATCGGTGAGGCGCATGGGATTGAGCCTTACTATCCCAAAGGAAAGGGGATGCTGCCAGATGGCACAATGGCTGGGGGGATATGGACTGAAGAGTATATGATAGACCAACTCACCCAGTATCTCTACAACGGTGGAGAGTTTGTAATCTAAGAAAAGGGGGCGTAACAGCCCCCTTTATTCTACCGTTTTTTCTTTGGCTTCTTGCCAGCTTTCTTCATAGCAATAGCCGTAGCTGCTTGCTTCTTCATCTTGGCAGATTTCATGCCACCTTTTTTACCACCGTAATGTCCAGGCATTTACTTCTTCCTCTTCTTTGCTGCAATGATTTTCTTCTGTAATGCTGCTGGCAAAGTCTTTTGTTTTGCAGTCAGCATACCGTTGCCGTTCTTTTTCATACCCTTCTTTTTATGACCAGGCATTATGCTTTCCTCTTCTTCGCTTTGTTGCGCTTGGATATAGCTGCTGCCTTTTTTCTTGCATCAGCTTTACTGCTTGCACCCCATGCTCTCAGGGATAGAAGCAATCTGGTTGGCTTGCCGTTCTTGTACTCTGGGCCTCTCATGTTGCCCATTCTAGCTAGGAAACTAGCCCTGCGTGGGTTGTCACCCTTCTTTACAGGCGGCTTCAAATTCATGCCCTGTCTTCTGGCAGATGCCCTTCCCTTGGCGTTTAAGCCCCCTCTAGGGTTCTTCCCTTCTTTGCGCTGCCAAGCAGGGGTTTTAGCCATGGTCGCTCTCCACGGCCCTCATACGAGCAACCAGACGCTTTGCACGATTAGGCACTTGGTCAAACCAGTTGCTGTCCACCATTTCATCTGCTGCTTTATTCCAATCTTTAGCATCAACACCAGCCTTCATGCCTTTGAATTTTGACAGACGGGGAAGCCCCATGTTGAACATCATATTGGCTACGATAAGCTGCACCTCTTCTGGCAACTCATCAAAGTTTTCATACAACCTTTTGCAATCCTCAAGAGTTACTGCAACATCTCTGCGAAACAACGTATCAACACGCTCTTCTGATATGGCTGTACCAACGCTCAAAGCTGATTCTGGGTCTTGTGCTGTAACCAAATGACCTATGCCACAAGTTGGCAAGCCAAGATGGTCTAAGTATATCTCATACTTACAACCCTCGTCTTCAGCGAGTTCTATGCGTAATTGATCTACATTCATGCTTTTCTGCGCTTTGTTGTTTTCTTTGTTGCTGGCTTCTTTTTCTTCTTGCCACCCCTAAGCAAATCTGCATCTGCACGCCTAGCTCCACCCTTGCCAGTGGCAAAAGACCGGACACGACCAGCAGCCCACTGATGCGCTGAAACCTTCGGCCTAGATCCAGAGCCGTAGTATGCGCCTAATCCCCTTGAATAAACTTTGCTTAGAGTAGATTTTGATATTCCAGAAGACTTAGAATATTTTGCTATTACAGCAGCTTTGCTCATCCCCTACTCCTTTGCTTGCTTATTTTATCCATCATAGCTTTGGTAAGCTTGCCCTGTCTGTAAAGCTTGGCAGTACGCTTTATTTCTGCCTCACGTTTCTTCGGGTTCTTTGCGCCACGCACATACTTTTTTGGCACACCGCCCTTTGTCTTGGGTACTTTTGGAAACTTTCTCTTGCTCATTTCTTAAAACCCTTTATGCCTCGTATGCCAAAGCTTGCTCCAATACTAGCATACATAGCCCACTGAAACCACTGTGGGGTGTTTTCTAAGGCTGCAAAACCCTGCTCCACATAAGGCTGTGTAAACGGAATGAAGCACATAGCTATGATAATAATAAACAAAATTGTCCACGCTTCGTCTTTCCAGCTATTGTCACTGGCCTGTGCCATAATCTTTTCCCAGCCAGCTTCATGCGTAGCAGCAACCTTCATCACTTCCGCTTCTGCCTCTGCCTTTGCCTTGGCAACAGCACCTTTGGCCTTTGTCTGCTCTACCTTGGACTCCATCCATGACCCAGCTAGTGAAGCTATTGGGCCTATCAATGCCTGTATCATTCCTCTATAAACTCCAATATCTCACCGTTTAGCATCATTACTTTGAACTGCTTGCATGACCACTTCTGATCAAAGTTGTTTGTATGCCCGACATTACGTTTAATCTTACGCCTAATCGCCAAACATTCGCCTAGAGATTCATAGGGCGTATATTCTACCTTCTGCCCACCCATAACCAGCAATAAGACAAACGTAACCTCAACCACCGTTCCGCAACTTCTCCATGCTTTCTTCTAAACTTGTAATTCGTCTTTCATAAAAGTCTAGCGTTAGTTTTTGTTGTTGGTCAAAGGGTGCTTTGCCGCTTTCTATGTCTGTCTGTAGTTTTTCTAGCTCACCAGCCAAATGCTCAATTAGCATATACTGTTCAGAATCCGTAGTCGTCTGTTCAGATTTTTTAAGCAAGTCAGCGTTCATTAATTCTCTAGAAGTCTCTAACGTGTTAAGTCTTTCTATTACTCCAAAGTAAGCCCACGTTGCTAGACTAGCCGCCGCAACCATGCTGATGATATTCCGTAGCGGTAATGCTACCTCTGTGTTCTCATTCAGCTTTGCTGGCATTTACTTCTCGGAGTTGAGCCAAACTGCTAGGCTGCCCGTCATCGCACCAGTTACAACAGATATCAAACTTGCTTGTTGTGTCGTAAGATCAGGCTGTGACAATGCCCACTCAATGCATCTAATGTACACGCCTGTCATGCACAGCATCATAAAACGCGGCAGTATTTTTAACTCTAATAACTTTCTAGCAACTTCTTCTGCACTCATTCAAACCATCCCTTCAGCCAAGCAACCCAAGCAACCAAACCGCCAATCATGCTGGCTATAACTACAACAAGAAATCCAAGCCCCAACATCTCCATGATTTCTTCTCGTCTGCGTCTAGCAAGCTCCTCTTGCACTCTGCGTTCCTTACGAGCCTTTGCTTGAAACTCCTGCCAATCCCTGTATAAGCCAGGTCGTCCGTAAAGCTGCATCCAGCTACGCAAGTCATTCTCTTGCTGTCTCAGTTTTTCAAGGGCGATAAACTCTTCTAAATCCCCCTTCCTTATGCTACCCCTTCTTTTTTTATTACCTTTACGCTTGAGTTCTTCTTTGGCAATAATCAGGTCAGATATTGCTTTGCCGCATCTAGTTAAATCACCTGTATTCTGTATAGTCTTTTTTATTATTGCAAATGCAGCGTTGGCTGCCGCTAACTCTGCAAGCATTTTTATAACTCATCAGGCCAATCATTTATAGGCGCATTGCCAGTAGGATTGCCGTCACTGTCAACAGGCGCATCAAACAAAGCCATAAACGCTGCATGGTCAGCCGCATCTGTTATAGCTTTTTCTATTGTGCCTGACTTGGTGCGAACTGCTGCACGATATGTTGTCACGTTTGACGGTATTGTTGCTGTGCTGTCCTCAGCTTTGCGTGTGACGTACCAATCTGTTGGGGCAAGTAACCCTGCCGCCTGTTCTTTAATGGTTGCTATCCACTGGCTTTTAAGGCCCAGCGTCACTACCTGTTCACCCTTCTCATCTAAAACAGCCTTGCCGTCTTCATCAACAGCGTTGACATCATCCAATGCTCTAGGTGTGCTTGCATCCCAGTAAAATCTGTTATCAAAAGAGGCTGGTGGGTCTTCCCACGTAAGCCCTGCCGCCTTCTTATCTGCATCTGACCAGATAGCCCAGTTTGTAGGATGCGTAACGCCATCGT